TGGCATTCATTGGGAGCTGAAATCCATCGACGCTTTGATTGGTCGCTTATCGAACGACATACCCAGCTTACCATTTGTCCTTCATGGTACACGGGAACAAATAGATGCCAAGCCAAACGGCCGCCCATCGGACCAATTCCCTTAACTCCCCACACTTGACGAATGACATCGGGATTGAATCCACGTTTTTCGAGATAACGGCGATGCGGAGGTAATAGCTCACCGATGCCGAAAGGCAGCTTCAATTGCCGAACCGTGCGGGACAAGTTCCTGATCGGCCTTCGTATCAGTCGCACATCGGACATCACCTTAGCCATTGAAAGACCGGTAATGTTCGATAATGCCTTGACCAAGTCCACCCCACCGCAACGCCAACAGGAAGCGGAGCCCGTCGTGAGATTGATCCCAAGGTGGAATTTGTTCGCATCGTCACAGTAAGGACAGTCAATACCAATCCAACCCGTGCCCACATGATGATGCTGACCGGCTAGACGGTACTCAATGCCGTACTGTTCAAGCAGGCTAATTAAGTCTGCCATAGGTCGCTGAATAACAAATCGAGTGCTGTTGTTCCATCAAGTACTTCGTTAACAAGACCCTGCTTGCGCTGAATGATGCGACATAAGCGCTCTTCAATCGTATCCTTTGCCACAAGATAGTAGCACCAAACCGTCTTGCAAGCACCAATGCGATGGCATCGGTCCTCGGCCTGAATATGATCACTAGGACGCCAGGCCATTTCAACAAATACCACCCGATTGGCCGCCGTTAGGTTTATGCCAACACCAGCGGCGTAGATGTTACCTATCAGTACACGAATACTGGAATCGCTTTGAAAGCGATCAATAACCTGCTGACGCATGCTTGTGCTCGTGGAACCGTCGATAACGACTGACGGAAAAAGCTTAGACAACTCGTTAACGATCATCCGATGCCGGGCAAACACGACAAGTTTACCATCGCTAGTGTCAAGGTTGTCTTGAATCCATTTCGTAACTGCTGGCAACTTCAGTTGAGCGCATAGTCGTAACAGATAACCGATTCGAACGATTTCCTCGGCACGACGAGCACGTATCACTGCGCTTGGGTCTTGTTCGCGTAGCCATCGGATGAAATCCCTTTCAGCCGTCATGTATTCGTTCGGATTGCTCAGTGGTAATGGTACTACGGAACGAATTTTCTGCGGAAGCTCTGTCAGCACTTCTTCCTTCCGGTAACGAATCATGCACAGACGCAACAAGCGCTCATGCAGTTCATCAAGACGATCGGCACCACTGTAATCCCAACCCCACGGTGTCCAACGTGGTTTGCAATAACGCCAAGCAAATACTCGACGCTTGGCGAACTGGTCGGGACGAACAAGATTCAAGATGGGAAATAGTTCGATAGGTCGATTCAGTAACGGTGTTCCGCTCAATCCCAAGATGTAACGGCATTGCTGTGCCAACAAGCGAACGGCGCGACTGCGTTTGCTCGTGGGCTCTTTGATGAACTGACACTCGTCAATGATAATACAGCGGGCCTTGAAGGCTTGTAGTTGATCCGTCCAGTAAGGTAGGATATCGTAATTGATGATGACCACAGGCAGTCTCGGTGTTCGAGACCGTCTCGTTTCCAAAACCTCCACGTTCACCCCTAACCGCGCTGCTTCCCGTTGCCAGTTGAACTTCACGCTAGCAGGACAAACAATAATGGCCGGCGTCCGTTCATCCAGATTCTGCTTCAGCCACCATAGCGATACGAGGGTCTTGCCCAGTCCCATTTCGAGACTAAGCAAGACCCTACCGTGAAAACTATCAATCTTTGACAGGCATTGAGCCTGAAACGGTAGCGGCTTAGGGCTTAAGATGTCGACGGAATTCGGCGATAGCATTGGCGATGCGAACTGTTCCCCAGCCTCGCTGTACAAGGTCACCAATCACGACCTTTAACATGCCTTGTGATTTTTTCTGGGACAACAATCTCAAGTAACGATCGATGTCATCCTGTATCATTTTAACGATTAACAGGGCATCGTCACTCAAGCCCACCAGTGCTGCATGGTCATTGTTAACAGGAATACGAAGACCACTGATGCTTTTGTAGCGCTCGCGCTTGAATTTGCTGACGGCATTCATCAGAGCAAAGCGGACTTGAAGCCAGACCCACGTGGTAAAGCTTGCCTTTCTGCTATCGTAAGTACGAAAAGACTCGACGAACGCTAAATTGGCGATGGCTAGCAGTTCGTCAAACTCCATGCCGGCATCTCGAAACGACCAGCATAATCGGTACAGCATAGGTTTCAGTGATTGATATGCCTGTTCAATGTCGATGTTCTCGCTTCCCTTCATGATGCAATCCTTTCTGCAAACGAGACATTCCGGGCCTCTTTTCTTCAATCGTGACATCCCCACCTACAAGCTGCTGGAGGCGCTCCAATAACTGATCGGCCTCCATATGCACCTGTTGCGAGAAAGCACCTGTCTCAATCGACAGCATGCCGTCTTCAAGCACCTTGATTCTGATTTCGTTTTGCATGACATCAGCTCCATTTGGCCTTACGAAGAACAAATTGATTACCAGTGCTTTGCATGCTCCAATTAAACTGCCGTGCCACCATGGCGATAGCCTCCTTGCTATAGGCCACCTTCAATTGATTGAGCAGGCCTTGCTCCGTCGCGGTCGCTTCTCCTTTCTCAAGGTCAACGATGATGGGACCGACCCGGCATAGCCTCCCGCGCTGCTCGAAATTTAGATTCAACTTTTTCGCGGCGCGCTCTAATAGCGAGACATGCTTGACCGAGAACTTCACAGAGACTGTTCGTACTTGGTAACATGGCATGGCTTAGTCCTCCAACGTAAATCGACGAACTGGCAGCTGTTCGATGGACTCCTGAAGCTTGTTAGCTATCCTTCTCATACCTTCCCGTACTTGATTTCGGACCGCTTCGTAATCACGAAGGTCTTCAGCACTCTTACCGGCCATGAGGCTCTTGGCCTGTTCCGCTAACTCCCTTAGCTCGGTATCATCGAGTACGTTGCGCTTGGGTAGCAATTCAAGCCACTGTTGAAAGCGCTCAATCGTACGACTGTTCACGCGGCACTTCTTGTCATCACCTAGCATATCGGCCAACTTCTGGACCAGTTCGAGCAGGCCTTCCCGCAGGGCCAGCTTGATTTCGTTAATGGCTGACTCGATTTCGTTGTTTTGGTCGATTTCGCTTGGCAGTCGAAAATCGACGAAGAACCGGTTAACCGAGAAACACTGACGAACCTCCTCCACTGATAAGTAGTCGTTTGGATTGAATTGCGAACCGAGCTTCTCACGCCACTGCTCAATCAATGCCGGATATTCGTTGACGAACTGGTCCGCTAGCTCATTGAACTCATCGGTTACCTCATCAAGCCGCTTTTCAACGTCATTGAGCATGGACCGTGGGATGAGATACGTCCCACGTGACAAAGGACAAGGCAGGGCTAGCATCCTTAGCCACCTCCGTGTTCGAGCGGCCAAAAGGTCTATCTTGGCCATGATGGGACTATGGAAAATCCGCTTTCGTAGAACTAATTCACTGCGCTGTGAATCCGTGCTGACGCGGCTAAGGTCTCCACGTCGCATGTTCGACGGTATACGAAACGTGACTGAAAGACAGACGGTCTTGTCAAACAAATTACCGGCCATAGCTACGACCTCCTACGCAAGCACTTTTCGACTAAACCCGGATTCTGTTGGAAGCTGATAAGGACCAGGATAGCTCGCCGAGATGTAACGACCAACGGCCTCCTTACGCAAGCGCTCAATACCATCGGGGTCAGCCTTCGATACTGGTACGATGTAACGAGAAGCCTCCTCCAGCGGCACGTCTAACTCCCAAGCAATCTCACAACAGGACTTGATCTCAGCACCGGTCCAACCATTATCGTTAGGCCTCTTCTGTTCAGGTAGCTCGTACTTGGCCATGTAATGCTGCCAAATGGCATCACGCTCATTGGCATCAGGCAAGTCAAAGAAAAAAGTACCGGCCGTGAATCGTCGACGTAGTTCCGGAGGTAGTACGGCGATTTTGTTGCATGTAGCAATGAAAAGCGGTCGACCAGTACTCACAGCCGTAACGACTTTGAGAGCTGAACGAATCCGTAACTCTGACTCGCCAACCAATGAAGCCTTCATGGCATTGAGGTCGAAGGCGATTGTTGGGATGCCAGCTTCATTACCAGCCGCCTTGGCCACCATGCTCTTACCGGCACCTGGATGCCCGAGAAAAATCAATCCGGAAACAGCATTGTCTTGCATGTAAACCAAGAGGGCCTGAAGGAAGCCCTGACTAACTCCAGATGAATCCGCCGTACCTTCAGTGGCGCCGGCCAGGAGCTTTTCAATCTCATCCAGAAATACGATAGCTCCGTAGCGGCGTTTACCATTGAGTTTGCGTAACAAGTACGACTTAATGTTGTCTAGTCCGCAGATGTCTGAAAAGCGCTCATTGCCACGCCATATGGACAAGCCAGGCGTCTGCTCAATTAGCTGTCGCTTTAACTCCCAAAGCGTTGTGAAATCAAATCCGT